AGTTGCCGCAATAAGGTTTGTGTTCTTATCGAGGGTACGACGCAGTTGCTTTTTCTTCTCCAAATTGTCACCTGGAGCCAGTTTCACTGCCCCACGAATAACGCTGCGTCTACCTCGCTCTATCTGTGCTGGATTTAGATTTTTAGTGCCCCTACGGAGATCTGCAAAGCCTCTTTGAGTTGAAGCAATACCTGCACTGATGTCTTGACTATGAACCTTCAGTTCACTATTAGTACCTTGACCTTTTAAACGACAATCCCAATTTGGGGGAATACACCGTCCACCGCATTTCACGTTAGGAGGAGTACAAGTAACCTTCCGCGATGTCTTGCGAGATTGACTACCTCGTAAATCTTCGCGTACAACTAGGTAGGTTGCCGCTCTTCTTAGATCACGTTCCATACTTTCCATCAGTAAGCACCCCATCCAGCTCGTAATGATTCGATCTCCCCATCAGAAACCGGGGTAAGTCCAACCACATTCTGATTGGTAAACATCTTGCTAACAGCTCGCTTTGCTATCCGCATCGAAGCAAAACCCGTCACATACGGCCCTTCTGTAAGTTCCCCGTCTCGGTGTTTATCAAATCGCGCTCGGTATAGCTTGTAAGCCTTGCTGCGGTGTGGTCCGAACACAAGTTGTGGAGCTGTTGCGCTGCTATCCACGCGCTGGTTATCTGGTCCCACAGGAAAACCAACACGGACATCACCATCGCGGTGAGTGACCTGAATACGAAGTCCATGAGCGTCATAGGTCTCATATGAATCAGTAGCTGTTTTGGCCTCAGGTTGAGCGGGTTGCTCTGTCCCTTCGGTTTCCGGGGCTGCTTCAGGTGGTGATTGATATGCCTCACTCTGGGCCTGATAGTTCAACATCTGCGACTCGAACTGCGCATCCGCACTTGCAGCTAATTGATTGGTGACTGTTTCATTCAGCGTTGTTTCAATGCTGTATGTCGTTTCACCAAAGCGACTTTCTCGGATTTCAAGCGGATTCAGTACTCCTAGTTGCAGATACTGAGCATCAACCTGGGCCATCTGTAGACGTAATGCAGCTTTCTCTGTGTCTGTCTCGACAAAGCAAGAGGGGAAATGAACTGCCCAACTCTTGGGCTCCATTCCTTTTGTTGGTCCTTCTTTTGATAGCAGGATGATGCGGAATATTTCAGTGACCGACGTTCGCATGTAGTTTTCTTGCCACGATTCCACGATTCCGGCCCATGCCCTCTCCTCGAAACGTCCTTCTTTACCCATCCCACCAGGGCTATCTCCCATCAAAATTGATGCAGGCCATCCAAGTGATGCCTGTAAATCACGGATAAAGGGCTCCATTGCTCCTGATATCCCACTGATATTTCTATTGAGGAATTCAATCTCTTCCTCTTTGTCCAAGACCATTCCGCCGTATACAGAACGCCCCAAACTGTTGGCTGCTAAGCGCTTTGTTAGGTCTCCCTCGTTGCCTGATGCGATGCGCTGAAACAATCCTGGGATCTTATGGGTATAAAGATCAGCACTCTGGGTCATCTCAATAAGACCATCCAAACTCGTCATATACCGCTTCAATGCTTCCCAAATCGATCCGATAACTGACTGACCCCAGCCGTTATTACGTGACCTGGAATTCCAGGGCAGGAATAAGCCATCAAAACGTGCAACACGGCTGCTATGAACTCGCAGATTTACGTAGGAGGCTTCTTGGTCTGGTGTTAACCGCTGACTAGTGGTAATTCGATAATGCGTAGGTCTGCTGTAGTCAGTAATCGTGAAGTCAGACGGGATTAGCTCGTAGCGACTAAGAGGGATGTAATCATTGATCGATTTGATGTTGGCGTAGTCGACCTCTTCCTCTGGTTGATGGCCATCGTCAATCAACATCACCAAGCCAGCACCGCCATAAAGACGCTGAAGCTTGATAACTTCTGTTAACCGGTAATGAAATTGAGTGTTTTTGAGATACTCGTCAAATAAAGGAACCCAGTCCAGGGTGCCATTTTCGGTTTCATCTCCTAGCTCAAGCTTGGTTCTATGTTTGGTGCATTCGTTGGCTACTGCATCGACAATCCGTCTAACAATTCCGTGGGTGTATAAAACTTCTACTTCTTCCTGAGAAAGGAGGGACTTTGAACCAACCTTGGTATGAGTGATCTTGCTTTTGGATGTGCCCAGACCAGTGAGGGCATTCATCAATGCGCCATCATTTCTTACTTCAGATGCGTTCCGTAATGTTCCAGTATTGATGGCTTTATCTTCCATTTCACGGCTATGGGGGATTAGTTACATTTTAATCTTTTCCCTAAGTGAGTCTTTTTTGCATAATGCAAGTCATTCTGACCTTTAAGTCAGTCATGAAAGACGGATATTAGTTATTTCATCTTAAAGTCAGACTTATCTGATCAATCCTCTCCCATCTCGATGTCTAAGGTTAGTTCCAGCATTGCGACAAACAGTACTCGCTTCATTGCTATCAATCTCTCTTGTTCTATGGGGTCTCCACCAGGCCACCTTTGTAGCTTCTCCTCGACTGCTTCTACAAGCAAACTCAGCATCGCTTTTGATGCTTGAAACTGCACTACCGAAGAATCACTCATCACTAAGGTCCGCCTAATGGATCTACCCCTGTTTTAAGAATCGCCACTGCTCTCTTGTAGTAATACGTTTCTGTTAACCCCTTGGCGGCAAGCGCTTCCTTGACTTTCTTCCAATTATGTAATTCCTCCTCACTCATTGCCATAACTTCCAGGGCAACGCAGTGGCGTTGGGGTGATTTCACCCCATATTAAATGTTTTCAAAAAATGAGGCCGTCCTCGGGGCTTCTGGGATCAGGCTGCACCCGAAGGCAAGCGCAAGCACCGTGTCGTCGTGATATCCAGGTGTTGCCTCTCTCGCTCCTCCGTCATATTGACGAAATGCTTTCAGTTCCTGCCCAATAATCCCTGATGGGAACTCCAAACGACCGTTCTCCATCAGATATAAAATTCGATCCGTTGCAATCGTCTTCGATGGCCTGCTCGTTGTGAATTGCTGAATATAAGTAGCCGGAAAATTAATCGCCAATGCCTCGCTAATCGGTGTGCCGATCCCGTTCTTTTCAATCACCAGACGATCTGGGCAGAAATAATCGATCAATTCTTCCGTCTTTCTCAGGCAATACTCACTACTCTTTCCCGTGTCCCTGAACATTGCCACCACACGAGTTGGATCCTGCGTTATGTCCAACACCATCGTCACCCAGTAATCAGCTCCACCAGCAGCTGGATCGACGGATATTACATAATTTTTGCCCACCACTCCACATTCCAGCCAAACCCCCTTGGAACAGTCATCAACCAGCTTTGATGGATATATCTGGGAATCTGTCATCCCAAACTGAAGCTCATATTCCTGATTCCATGCCGCTTCTGTCATTCGACGGCTTTCTCTTGTCTTTCTCGCCCAATCAGGATCCTTTGAGTAAATCGGATGCTGACTCCAATGAATCGTTGCCTTATGCCACGGTGAATTTGGGTCGTTCCACAGCGTTCCAAACCAATCGGTCTCGGTGTTAGGCGTGGATACGACGATCACCTTGGCTTTCTCACCCACCATCGACAGCACAGGCATCGCACCCTGATACAACGCTTCTGCTCCATCTAGGAACGCAGCTTCGTCTAAAAACAACACCGAACAACTTGGAATGCCTCGGGCTGCTCTAGCTGTAGCCGGTAAGAAGTACAGCGTTCCTCTTCCTTCAAAACTCAGCTGCGTATTGCTATCGGTGACGTACTGGAATTTCTCATCTTGAATGCTGTTAGCCATATAACGCACTCGTTTGCACAGCTCTGAGCTATCTGTCTGCGACTTGCTAAACACCACCGCAGCGAAACCAGGCTCGGTCAGCGCCCTGCATAGCAAATAGGAACAGACGGTCTCTGAAACTCCCGTTTGCCTTGACTTATTCACGATTACGTTCTGATTTCCGCCGATCTCGTCTACAAGCTCTTCTTGGTACGCAAAGGGCTTAAATGGTGCCACCGTTCCGGAAGTCCGAATATATGTTCTCTGGGCAAACTCAGGCCATTGTTCCACTCCTGGTAATGAAGTAACGCGACGTGTCACGTCATAGGCGTCACGCTTTTTCTTGCGTTCTTCTATCAATGCAGCCAAACGGTCACATCGTCGATGAAGGCTCGAGAGAGAACTTGAACTTGTCACTCATCCTCCGAATTTCCGGCATAAATCAAGGCTGATTCTTCAATCTCGGGGGTGCCATTCATTTTCTTGTTTTCGTCTAGTCCCGCAGAGAGTTGACGCTCGAGGTCTCCGAGCTTCCTTTCAAGCAGTTTGCGTTCGGCAAAAGCACTGCTACCACTCATTAAAGCTCTTGCCGCTTGAATACGGTCACTCGCTCTTGCTTCAGGATCGGTTACGATTTCGTTCAATGTATATACAGCTTTTTGTACATAAGAAGTGTTCAATCCTCCTGCGTCATCGAGCATTTCCCACTGCCGACTCGTAATCTCGCGCTGCATTTCAGGACGTTTTCTCCAGGCATATAACCAACGTTCACTCACGCCTGCTTGTTTAGCTGCTTCTCGACATGACTTCCCTTGCGCTAGGCAATAAGCAGCGATTGTTTGACGTTCGTCTAAACCGGTCGCAGGATCAACCGGAAGTCCCCTTGCCATTGTCTGATCTGTAATTAGAAGAATCTTAGCTGTTTAATATTCCGACTTCGGTATTTTATACTTGGATTTATAGACAGTTGTTTGCATCTAGTAGGGTTTGACCTACTTGCTATTAATGGTTGAGGTGTTTGCTAAGGGCTCACGCGCCCAAAGCATGACCGCTGACACCTCTTGCAACGGAGGACAAGCCAACGTATTAAATTGGCTCTCCCAGCTTAACGGCTTGTTAGCCCGTTAGTGCATGTAATTTATTTAGGCTTTCTGTTGCTCCCATTTGATTCTGGTAGCTCCCGCGTAATCCATAGGGCGACTCACTCGGGTGATCCAACTTATGAATGACCAGCTGGCATATACGCATCCCAGCTTCCAGCTTTAAATAGTGATACTGCAAGCTGTTGCG